ACATTGCCGGTGGCGCTGACTTGACCAGCTGTGTTTAAATTGCCTGTGTCTATATTTCCTGTCACACTCAAATTGCCCAGTGTGCCAACTCCAGTGGCCAAAACACCAGTCAATAAAGAGCCATTGCCACTGTAGAAATTACCAGTGATGTTGCCAGTTGTGATGATGTTGTTGGTGGAATTCAACACACTCAATATGTTGCCAGTGAGACTGATATTGGCTGCATTTACTGAGTCAGCTGTGACGTTGCCTGTGGCGCTTACATAGCCAGCTGTGACTATATTGCCACCAATCACATTACCTACTGCTGTGATTCGATCACTTGCAATTAGATTTGCTCCAGCAATGTTGCCTGTGGCAGACATTGATGCTAACGCAAGCGAACCTGATGTGATCAAATTACCACCAGTGATGTTGCCGGTGGCTACCATGGACACTGCTGACACTGCTGCAACTGCTATAACATTGCCACCTGTTATGTTGCCGGTGGCGGTGACCAAACCAGAGGTGATTAAATTACCACCAACTATGTTGCCAATTATAACTCCAAATGCGGCACTCAATCCAGCACCAGTGATCAAATTGCCACCTGTGACATTGCCAGTGGCTGTAATCAAACCTGCTGTTGCAATGTTTCCGCTGGTGATGTTGCCTATGGCAGTAACCGAAGCAGCTGACACTATCCCTTGTACAAGTACATTGCCGCCTGTTACATTGCCACTCACTGCCGCAGACTGTGCATAAATTCCTAGATTGGCATTGACATTAGAGCCACTGACATTTCCAGTCATAAACGTAGAAGTACCAGTGAAGAACTGTGCATTTATGGTGTCTGCTGCTATTACGTTGCTGCCGCTGATGTTGCCAGATACTGACACTGTGAAACCAGTGTGTGTGACAGCATTGACATTGGCTCCACCTTGGATATTGCCACCAATGATGTTGCCCACGGCCGAAATCAAACCTGCTGTGCGCAAATTTCCACTGTTGACATTGCCTGTGGCGCTGACTGCCGCAGCTGACACAAGAGATACAGCTACCACATTGCCGCCTGTAACATTGCCTGTGGCAGAAATCAATCCTGCTGTTAAAATATTAGCACCAGTGATGTTGGCACCAGTTATGGCACCTGTGGCCGAAACAATGCCACCAGTAAGCACATTGCCACCAGTTATGGTTCCTGTGGCTGACACTTGTCCAGCAGTGCGAACATTGCCACCTGTAACATTGGCCACTGCACTGACTGCTGCGTAACTGTTGACATTGCCACCTATTACATTGCCGCTGGCGCTCAAAGATACTGAAACAACCAACACATTGGCTTGAATGTAGTTGGTAACAAAATTGTTGGCACCAGTGATGTCGTTGATCACGGCCAAGTTGTTGCTGACTATGTTGCCGGTGACATTCAATGGAGTCAACACATTGCCCGACAAGCTCAATCCTGTGGCTTGCAAATTTCCACCAGTGATATTGCCTACTGCGCTTACTTGTCCCAGTGAATTGAGATTACCGCTTCTAACATTGCCAGTCACACTCAAACTGGGTAACACTCCCACATTGGTAGCTACCACGCCAGACAGTTGCGAACCGTCACCAACAAATACACCGCCTACTATGCTGCCAAGTGCAGTGATTTTGCCGGCGGTGATAATGTTGCCACCAGTGACATTGGCCGAAGTAGTGATTGCACTGACACTGTTCAATGCTGATATCACATTGCCTGACAGGCTCAACGCCACAGCATTGACAACGCCGCTGGTCAAGGTGCCTGGAATATTGGCCGAAGCAGCACTCACTACACCTGCAGTGATGACATTGCCACCAGTGACATTGCCTGTAACAACTGCACTCACAGCACTTACCGCACTGATTGCTATGACATTGCCACCAATCACATTGCCCACTGCACTAACATTGCCCGAAGCTTTGACTAAGCCTATAGCAGACAAATTGGTGGCTGTGAGTCCAGTGTTGGCAAACACTGCCACATTGGGTGTGCCATTCACACTCACACTGATATTGCCGTTGGCGCCGTTGATCACCAGGTTGCTGTCGCCCAGTGCAAAAGATCCGCTGGCCACATTTGCTGTGCCTTGCACAGCAAAAGATCCACCCACTGGGTTTCTCAAAACAATACTGTCAGTGTTGGACGTGATTGTTGAGTCGCCCAGTCTTATGGTACTGCCAGACAACCAAATGTTGGCCCAACGTTGTGTGCTGGATCCAAGACTGTAAACATTGTTGGCTGCAGGTAAAATGTTGCCTGCAAATGTGGCACTGGTCGTGGCAAACACTGCACGATTGCTGAGTCCGCCTACACTCACTGCCACGTTGCCGCCAGGAGTCACAATGTTTACTGTGCTGTTGCCACTGACCAAATTGGATGCTGTGGTCAAAATACCAGTCAACAATGCACCATTGCCAAGAAAGTAATTGCCTAGCACATTACCTGATGCAGTCAAGGTCACAGCAGAAATTACATTGGCGCCAGTGATATTTCCGTTGACCCCAGAAGTTACTAAATTTCCAGCAGTTACATTGGCTGCAACGTTGACACCACCGGTGGAAAACACTGCCACATTACTTACACCACCAATTGATACAGTGGCATTGCCGCCCGAACTCACAATTCGAACATTGCTGGTTCCAGAATTAATGCTGCTGCCAGCAGTGGTCACATTGGTAAGTCCAGCACCATTGCCCACAAAATACTGGGCATAAACTGTGTCGATTCTTTGAGCAGGAGCGCCAATATCATACACAGCATCAATGCTGGGCATGATTGAACTGTTGGCTTGGATGTTGCCTATGCCATTGGCACGTAACACCAGATTGTTGTTGGTCCCGGTAACAGTAATGGTGTTACCAGTAATGACCACATTGCTATCCACCGGACCCGCAGCGAATATCTGGGTGAAATTGTTATTAACAGCTTCAAAAGCTGTTCTTAATGGTTCACCAGTGCCATCGTTGGCAGCGGCGCCTACATCTATAATATTTTGTGCCATGGATAAACAAGGTCCTCTGATGTATTTACCAAAAGGACTTGTTTGCTATTTTAGCCAATTCTTGTGTAGGTCAGATAAGCACCGCTTTGTACTGCTAAATCGTTGCTGGAAGTTTGAGCTTGAATGGTCACATTGGAATTGCTCACACTGCTTTGAATAGTGCCAGTTACTCTGGCAGCACGTGGAGTGGTGCCAGTCATTGCTTGTGTGGCAGTTGCGGCTGCCGACACATTTGAAGTTGATGTGCTGAATGCACCTGTTTGTGTGGCTTGTGCTTCCACAGTGTAGTAACAGATACCAGCATCGAAGTATGTGCTAAACGCAGTGGTAGTAGAACCTGCTGGCAGTATGGGCAAGTATGCTTCAAATTTGTAACTTTGTCCTGCCAGCACAAAAAATCCCAAATTGCCCACGTTGGCCATGGTTGCTGACGTCATGGTAGTGGTGGTATTTTGCCACACAATGTTTTCTGCACCAATGCCGCGACCACCGCTGAGTGTGTTCACTGTCAGTGTGCTTGTGGTAGTGATGCCCGACACACAGGCATTGCCTGTTACAACGTTGGCCACTGTGCTGAAGCCTGACCCAGCATTGATAACCCCGTTGTTGGTGATATTGCCTACAGCACACATGACACCGTCACTGTTGACATTGCCGCCGGTGACGTTGCCTGTGGCGCTGATACCTAATGCGCCGGCACTGACTGCACCAGTACTGATCACATTGGCACCGGTGATATTGCCTGTGACTGTGGCCAAACCTCCAGTGATCAAATTGCCACCAGTGATGTTGCCTGTGACACTGGCCAATCCTGAATTCAAAATATTTCCAGTACTGACATTGCCAATCACACTGGCATTGCCGCTGACGAAGGTATTGCCACTCACTGCAAATGTGTGCAAAGGAGCAATATTGGCCACTCCCACATTGCCCACACTGTCCACTGTGACCCTGGCTGTTGCTGCCGCGCCGCCGTTGCTGGTAAAAATCTGTACCAAGGCATTGCCCAAAATACTGTTGGCTGTGCTTTTGATAGCTGATGTTACTCTGGCACCAGATCCTGACAAATCGTTGGTATACCATTCAATAGCACCAATTACAGTGCCATCACTGAGGGTGGTATCAGTGTCTTCAAATCTCAACAGTGGTGTACCCGCACTGGCATCTTGCTTTATCAAAAACACATTGCCAGTTACATTGCCTGTGGTGTTGATGTTGCCTGCATCCACGTTGCCAGTAAAGCCCACAGCACCAGCAAAAGTTGTACCGGTTGGGCTGATTACCATAATGTTGCTGACACCGCTAGGATTGAATGTGATGTTGCCGTTGATCACAGGAATTTCAACACTGGTGGTACCATTAAAAATTTTGTCTGCGTTGATATTGCCTGTCAACACTGCATTACCAGTCACCGTGAGATTGCCCACAATGTTCACATTGGTACTTTCTAAGGTGACTAAATCACCTGCATTTATGGTTTGAACAGTGTAATCACCGCTGACACGTTTGACTGTTGACATTTACAGATCCTTTGTGTTATTTATGCGGTTCAAAAAGTCTGCAACAGGCATGTGTCTTAAATTTGCCAGTCCATTGAGCTCGTTTACTGTGGCTGTGGTTTCTCCTTGCACTCGATAAAAACTTATTTTGGGATAGTCTTTTATCACAGTGGCCAACTGTCTAGCCCAGTTGCCAGTGTAGGTAGGCAAAGAATTGCTTTTTTTATAAAATTGTGTGTCAGCATACACATTGTTGAAACGATTGTTTTGTGCTGGTCCCATGTCAAATCCAATGAGATACACTGCTATGTTGCGGTCCAGTGCAGCAATGCCCACTGCAATAGGTCCTGAACTAAACCCAAAATAGCTTTGTGGCACAGTTTTGGCACCCAAGCCTGGCATGGGCCTGCGAGTGTACATGCGATTTTTGGTAGCGTAGCCTGAATTTTGTATTTCTTGGCTGATTGCTTTGTCAGTGCTGACCAACACTGTGGGGGTGTGCTCACGATAAAGAGCGTTACAACCATACACAGGTCCAGTTGCTTGTAGTGTTTTGACATCTACTTCAAGTCTGCTGATGCCGTTGCCTAATACAAATCCAATACTCATAAAAAAGTCCTCCCATTATGTATCTGGGAGGACTTGGTAGTGTTACAAATTAGGATTGAACGTTGTCCACAATGGCCAGGTTCAACAGATTCTGTTGTCCAGTAACGTTTTGCGCAGCAGTTGTGCCAGATTTGATAACTGTACCTTCGTCTGTGAAGAAGTTGGCAACTAATCGAACATCATTGGTCACTTCGGCTTGAGTAAATCCTGAACCGCCAGTGAAGTCTAACAAGAATTTGTTAGTCAACTTGCTGATTGAAACGGCAGTAGAATCAGTGTTGGTATAGGTAATAGCCATCAAACCAGCTGTTGGTGTTTGACCGTTTCCTATCACACACACACCAACTAAATTGGCTGTACCAGTACCTGCGCCAACTGCTGTAGCAGTGAAAATTGTACCTACGCCGTAGTTGGTAGGGGCGCCACAGGCCACCCAGTCAGTTGTGCCAACTGCGACAATTATGTAAGCAAGCCCAACTACCATGTCTTCGTCAGCAATGCTGGTAACATCACCAACCAGATACTTGCGTGAACCTTTCTGACGAATAATGTATCCTTGAGCATCCCCAGCACTACCAGTAATGTTAACAATAACATCAACTCTGGGGTTGGTTGCACTGGGTGCATCAGTTGGGCCTGCGCCACCAACTACACCTAGATATTGAGCTGAGTCAAGAGTCTGCGTTGGCGAATTAAACACCGGTGCAGTCAATGAACCAAAGTTGGGGAAGCCAAGATCCACACCAACGGCTGCGCCGCCATTGCCAGATCCAGTGCTTGATTTTTGTATTTTAAGAGGACGTCCCATTTTGTTTCTCCTTATAGAAGTCCGATGCGAGTTCTAGTCGCTACGCGGTGGGTTAAACCGCATAAAACGCAGAATTGCGTTGACAAGTATTTATGGATATCAAAAATAAATTGGTGCGCTGTTGCTATTTTAAATACTACATGCACCCAAATCAACTTATAGAACAAGGCAATCAATTTCGCTCAGACTGTCAACCTCAACAGGCCTTGGCCTGTTATGCACAGGCTTTTGTGGCAGATCCTGACTCGGCCGCAGCCTTCAACAATTATGGCAATGTCATGCGTGAATGTGGACAACCTGCCAGAGCCATACCTTTTTTGCAACACGCTATAATACTTGAACCCAACAATGTCACTGCTAGATTCAATTTGGCTGTGTGTCATTTGATCCAGGGAGACTATGCACAAGGATGGCCGGCCTATGAATCACGTTGGCAGTACGAACACTTGGCTGGTACACAACCGCAACACAGTCAGCCGCGCTGGACTGGTGAAGACCTCAAAGACAAAACCATACTAGTAGTAGGCGAACAAGGTCACGGGGACAACATACAGTTCTGTAGATTTTTGTACAATCTGCATGTGTTGGGTGCTCGCATACTGTTACAGGTCACGGACGGGTTGATTCCCATGCTCAGTGCCAGCCCTATACTTTCATGGGTGGGTGGATACACTGAAGAAATTCCTGAAACGTTTGACTACTGGGTGTCCATCATGAGTTTGCCAGGTGTGCTAGGTATTCACTTGCACAATCTTCCGCCACAGGTGCAGTATCTCAATCCTCCATTGAATCTCTATCAAAACTGGCTGAAACTGCTTGGACCAAAAACACGCATGCGGGTGGGATTTTCATGGTCAGGGCGCAGAGATGCTTGGCTCAACAAACACAAAGGCATGCCGTTTGAAGACATGCTGGACATTG